CTATAATATATTAGCGGCTCTAGTAGTAGATAGTATACGTGCAGTATACGATCTTTCCAGCGGAAGTATAGAAGTTGATAAAAGAAAGTCATCTTATTTAAAATCTGCTGTAACTGAGTATGCAGCAGGAGAAATAGCATATGGAGATGTTTTATTAGATTACGAAAAAGCGTACAAACAATTATACCCTTTACCTACTGCAACTCCTGCCCCTAATTCTCAACCCGCATTAATAACAGGACCTAACACATCAGCCCCTAGTCAAATAATTACGAGCAATAATCCCTTAATAAAACCTGATGTTGTTGCAAACTCTGTGAAAAAAATGTCCTACTACGAAGCAATGTCTCCACAAATAAAAGCTTACTTCGATCAGGAATTAAATAGATTTTTAAAAGGGTTCAACACGTATGCTGTAAATGCTCCCGGATTTTTTAGTTGGACTAATGTAGAACTTGCGGTAGGTGGATTTAAAAATGCCATATCAAAATTATTTTCTGGCAATTTTAATATATTAGAAAACCTTGATCAGCCTAGTGTAGACTACAATACAAAAGCGATATTATCATGTACTTTTTTTAAGATAGACATAAATAAAGCAATAGATTTTAATACCGGACTATTGGCGTCTCCTGTTCCTTTTGTTATAGGATATTCTTATTATACAGAATAATTTTAATTATATAGCATTAACATGTACTATCCAAAATCTGAAATATTAAAAGTAGAATATACAACTGGGAATGAGTTTTTAGTTAAGAAAACTAATAAACTATACACAGGGTATTACTATGCTACTAACGATGGCAAGTACTTTTCAGGGCAAGAGTATAATAGCACTACTGTAGAATTAGTAAGACCTTTTAATAAAACCATAGGTAGAAATGAATCTAGAAACTATGATTTTCATTATGCTATGCCTACCGATTCTGACTACACTAAAGGATTTTTTACTAGATACGTTATAAAAAGAGTAAACAGCGGATTAGAAACCATAAAAGAAGTTTCACTACAGGAGTACACTAATGCTTTAAGAAATCCTTTGTATGCCGCTAAATCTTTTGTATGGAAACTTAAAGGTCCCTTATATACAACAAAAGACGGAATTCCTGGAATAGTAAATACAAATCAAAAAACTTTAGATCAATTAGAAAAAAGCATACCAGAAGTAAAAAAATATTTTACAAATTTGGCACAATACGCAAAGTAGTCTATATTTGTAAAAAGGTTTTGTAGTGTATTATATTATAGAGACTGTAGAACAGTTACAAAAGTTTTCACAATACGATTTTACAAATTGTTATGTAGATGTCATAACTCTAAATGATAATTATCATCCTAAGACATCTGACATATCTTTAGTCTATATAAAACCTTTTAGATCCAGAATGGGGTTTATCCTTTGTGTGGACCACACAGAGACCTTTAGTCTCCCAAAAGACCTTGTATTAGAGTTTATTCACGGTAAAATAGGAAACATATACGCAATAGACGGAAAACGCCTTAGGTATTTTATTAATAGAGAATGTGACTTGTATTGTGTTAAAACAGCTAGATATATTGCCACAGGCGTATACACTGAAGAAACAGACTACAATACGGTAGCGCATAGATTCTTTTATCAGAAGTACGAAAACAGACCAGACATTAATAAAATAATTCCAGTAGCTAAGCATTTTGAAAAATATGAAAAACTAATATCAAGTTTTAAATTTGAACCATCTTGGTATAAAGCTAAGTACTACAAATTGTATGGATGCCTTGCTCCAAAGGTTTTTAATGAAATAGAGGCAGAAGGAATTAAGATAAATAATGACGTATTTTTCACTCATTATAAGCCAAAAAGCCCATTAATGTCGGTTAAATCAGACAAAATATACACTCAATACAACATGTTTACCAGTACCGGAAGACCTTCAAATGCGTTTAATGGTATTAATTTTGGGGCTATGAAAAAGGAAGATGGGAGTAGATCCTCTTTTATTCCTACAAAAGATGTGTTTATAGAGTTTGACTACTCTTCGTATCATATTCGGATATTAGCGTATCATATCGGATATGAGTTTGAAGAGGAAGATCTCCATACACACCTAGCGAAGTTTTATTTTGGAACAGACGACATTACTCCTGAACAGTATGCAGAGAGTAAAGGTCTTACATTTAAACTGTTGTATACTGATTCCGTAACGGAAGAACTAGAAGATATTCCCTTTTTTGCAAAAGTTAAAGAATTTAAAAAACATTTGTGGAATTTATATAAAAAACAAGGATATATAGAAAGTTTTCTATCCAAAGTACCAATAAAAGGGATAACATCTAAAACACAAGTATTACCATATGTGCTACAGAGTTATGAAACAGAAAGAAATATATTAGTTATAAATGATATATTAGAGTATCTTAAGAATAAAAATACTAAATTAGTGTTATATAACTATGACTCTTTCCTATTTGACTACAGTAAGGCAGATGGAAAAGAGACCGTTAATGATCTTAGAAATATTCTTGAACAAGATGGGTATAAAACTTCTTGTAAGTTCGGACACAATTACCAAGAAATGCAAAATATATAATTTTTTACTATATTTTTAATATTTATATATGAAAAATACAACGTTTTTTGATTTAACATACGACTACTTGAATAAGCTATTTTGTACTTTTACAAAGAAAGAAGATCTGGAGATTACAATTACCGACATAAAAAGTCGATATGATGTGATATATTCCAAGATATTTGTATTAGAGACAAATAATGACAATGAGTATGTATGTACTTACAATATTGACAGCGAAAATGTCAATAGAAACAACGTACTGCCTAATACAATATTGATGCACAGGAGAAAGGAGTGTAATGTTTTGTATACTATAAACTCCTTAAATAAACTTATAGAATCTTTAAACAACGGAGTTAGAGATAACAACTATAAAGTTAATTGGAAGGATTATGAAAACAGCATTCTCCTTACCCAGAACAATCAGTTTGTCCAGCTAAAGACTAAAATCCACAACATAGTAAACGTGGAAAAGTCTTTCAAAAAATAAATTTGGTTTTATCCAAATACTGTTTATCTTTGTTTTTCACTTAAAAATTAAGTTATGTCCAAGATTGATTTGATCAAAGAAAGACTGAATAAGCTTCAGTCAAAGAATGCAAGTGGTGGTTACGAAAAGATTGATTACACCACAATTTTCTGGAAACCAAAATTAGGAAAACAAGTAGTTAGGATCCTCCCCAGGAAGTCCAACAAAGATTTTCCCTTCTCAGAAGTGTCCTTCCATCAGTACAACATCTTTAAGAAAAATGTTTATTGTTTGGAGAACTTTGGAGAAAAAGACCCTGTTGTTCAACTTGTACGTGAACTGTACGATGAGAATACAGAAAGCAGTAAAGAATTAGCTAGGAAACTTAAACCTCGTGTTAAATACTTTGCACAAGTACTTGTACGTGGAGAAGAAGGTTTGGGAGCTAGGTTGTGGGAGTTTAACAAAACTACCTACGAAAAACTTCTTAGTATTATGGCTGATGATGATTTTGGTGATGTATCAGATGTTACCCAAGGTACAGACCTTACCGTGGAAGGTTACAATGATGTAATTAAGATTGGAAAAAGGGATGTAAACTATATTGCTGTAAACATAACCCCAAAAAGAAATATTTCTCCCATTTCTGAAGATGCTTCTTTGGTTGAGAAGGTTTTAGAAAACCAGAAAGAAATTACCGAAGTGTATAAAAAGTATAGTTATGATGAAGTTAAAAAAATGCTTCATGAATATATCAATCCTCAAGAAGAAGTTTCCGAGGAAGTTATAGAAGTAAAGAAAGAGCAGAATACAGAAGAGCCGCCTTTTGATGGCCCATACAAATCTACTGCTGATTACGTAGCACCTGCTAAGAACAGTGTAGCTTCCAAGTTTGACGATTTATTCGGAGAAGAAGAAAACTAAAATTTAAAATATGGCAGAATCAAAAAACATTAAGGGCGCTGTAGCTAGCGCTCTTCAGAAAGGTGCGTCCTTTAACTTAGACAACTTTAAGAAATCTAAGAACTTAACTGAAGGCGTTAAATTTAAAAAGCAAGAGTGGATACCACTGTCTGATGCTTTTCAAGAAGCTTTAGGATTACCGGGAATTCCTCACGGACATGTTATAACATTGAGAGGGCATAGTGATACGGGAAAGACTACTGCTATGATTGAAGTAGCTGTGAGTGCTCAAAAAATGGGTAAGCTTCCTGTGTTTATTGTAACAGAGATGAAATGGTCTTGGGATCATGCCAAGATTATGGGATTTGATGTTAAAGAGTCTGTAGACACTACTACAGGGGAAATTTCATATACTGGCAATTTTATTTATGTGGATAGAGATCATTTATCTACGATTGAAGATGTTGCTGCTTTTATTATGGATCTTTTAGATGAACAGGCAAAAGGAAATCTTCCAGTAGACTTAGTATTCTTGTGGGACTCCGTAGGTTCTATACCATGTAGACAATCTGTAGAGTCTAATAAAAATAACAATGAGTGGAATGCTGGAGCAATGTCTGTACAGTTCGGAAACTTTGTAAACCAGAGAATTATTAGATCTAGGAAAGAAACATCTCCATACACAAACACTTTGGTTATAGTTAATAAGGTGTGGGTAGAAAAGCCTTCTGTCCCTATGGAAATGCCTAAGATGAAGAACAAGGGAGGTAATACTATGTTCTTAGATTCTACTGTAGTTGTTACTTTTGGTAATGTAACCGGAGCTGGTACTAATAAAATAAAAGCAACTAAAAATGGAAAAGAAGTCGAATTTGCGAAGAGAACTAAGGTATCTGTGGATAAAAACCACATTACTGGCGTCACTTCTTTGGGTAGGATTATTGCAACTCCACATGGTTTTATTATCGATGATAAGAAGTATATTGACGCTTATAAGAAAGCTCATTCTGCTGAGTGGCTCAAGATTTTGGGAAGTGATGACTACGATGTCATTGAAGAAGAAGACAACGGAAGCATAGTAGACAACACCCCTGGTGATGAATAAAGAAAGACTTTTAGATATATTTTCTAGAATTAATAAAGATGAAAAACCAAAAAACCTCCATCACAATAGCAGAGTCTTGATAGTGGATGGTATGAACACCTTCCTCAGAAGCTTTGCTGTTGTTGATCGAGTTAACCTCATGGGAAATGAGATAGGAGGGTTAGTTGGTTTTTTAAAGTCTCTTGGACATGCAATCAAACTGTTAACACCGACTCGCGTAGTAATCGTCTTTGACGGTGAAGGCGGGTCGGTAAACAGGAAGTATCTTTATAACGATTATAAATCTAATAGAGATACTGGTAGAATTATGAACTACAAATCCTTTAATAACAAGGATGATGAGGATAATTCTAAGTATAATCAAATGTCTAGATTGATTCCTTATTTAGAATGTTTGCCTCTATCTTTAATGTCTTTTGATAAACTAGAAGCAGATGACGTAATTGGGTATTTATCAAACAAGATATACGAAGAATATGATGATTCCGTAGTTCATATAATGTCATCAGACAATGACTTTATGCAACTAGTAAATGACAGAACTTATGTATATAGTCCTACAAAGAAAAAAATATATGGAGTAGAAAATGTTATACAAGATTTCGGAGTACACCCTAATAATTTTCTAATATACAAAACCTTAGTGGGAGACACTTCTGACAACATCCCAGGAGTTCATGGCGCAGGAGAAAAAAACGTGATAAAACTTTTTGAGTTTGTATCTAAAGCTGAACCTAAAACTTTACAAGACGTTTATGAAGTATGTTCCAATCCTCCTAAAAATTCAGTGGTTTATCAAAGGGTCATAAATGTTCAAAAACAATTAGAGATTTTCTATAAACTGATGGACTTGAAAGATCCTAACATATCTGATGAATTAAAAGAGGAGATTTTAGAAGAGTATCATAAAAAAACTCCTCTACTAAGAAAGTTTGATTTTATAAAATTATACCACCACGATAGAATGGGAGGGGCTATACCTAATTTAGAATCATGGACTACTTTATTTTCATCGTTAAACAACTATTAATAAGTTATGACAGCAAACAAATTAAACCAGTATGGGCACCAGTTTCAGATAAAAGTTCTGTACTCCCTACTAAATGACAAACCTTTTCTACAAAACATAGCAGATGTAATAACTGCGGAGTACTTTGAGTCTGCTGCACATAAGTGGATTATAAAAGTTATTCTGGACTACTACACTAAGTATCACACCTATCCTACGATGGAAGTTCTTAAGATTGAACTTAAGAAGGAAGAGAATGAGGTCCTTCAAGTTTCTATCAAAGAAGAACTAAAACAGGCTTACACCGCTACTCAAGATGATATTGATTATGTGAAGGAAGAGTTTTTTAACTTTTGTAAAAACCAAAGATTGAGAGAGGCTTTGTTATCATCAGTAGATCTTTTAAAGACTGGAGAGTTTGAGGGAATTAGGAAAATGATTGATGAAGCACTCAAAGCAGGAAACGAAAAGAACATAGGACATGAGTACGATAAAGATGTAGAGAGTAGGTTTAGAGAAGAAGAAGACAGAAAGATTCCATTTCCTTGGAAAGTTTTTAATGACATTACAGATGGAGGAGTTGGAGGTAGTAATTTAATGTTATTGTTTGCGCCTCCGGGAATAGGTAAGTCCACTGTAGTTTGTAATATAGCCTCCCATTGTATTAAAAATGGATATAATGTGGTGTACTATACATTAGAACTAGATGAAAGATATGTCGGCAAAAAGATAGATTCTATCTTGACAGGCATAGAAGTGAAGATGCTTAAATTCCATAGAAAAGAGGTAGAGGCTGCAGTAAGGGGATTGAAGGGGAAGATAGTAATTAAAGAGTACTCTCCAGGTAGAGCTTCGTTAGGAACTATAGAGTCCCATCTAAAGCAATTAGAAGCCAATAACGACTTTGTTCCTGATTTGATAATAATAGATTATCCAGATCTTTTAAAGCCTAGAAAGACCCGTAAAGAAGCTAAAGAGGAGTTAGATGATATCTATACAGATCTAAAAGGAATGGCAAAGGACCTTAAAATCCCTTTTGTATGTCCCTCTCAGATTAATAGGATGGGTGCTAAGGATGAAATTATAGAAGGGGACAAAGTGGCAGGTAGTTTTCAAAAGATGATGATTGCAGATTTTAGCGTATCTCTATCTAGGAGACGGAAAGATAAGATAAATGGAACCGGAAGATTCCATATTATGAAGTCCAGACTTGGACCTGACGGCATGACATACTCGGCAAAAATAGATTTGAATAAAGGGTTTATAGATATATCTGAAGATCTTTACGATGAAGAGGCCGAAGGTCAGGAAGAGGGAGGTAAAGGAGATTTTAGTTCGGATGATATATCTACTTTGAAAAGAAAGTTTAGCAGGAATTAAATTCATAAGCATGCTAGGCATGCATAAAAAAATCCGAGCATTTTAAATTTTTTTTCTCTGTATATACTGTATTTATTTTTGCTCTCTAAAATTTTTAATAAACACAACTATGGAATTAGGATCAGAAATCTTAAGTCAAATTACTATTTTTTCCAAATACGCTAAGTATTTACCAGAGGTAAAAAGAAGGGAAACATGGGATGACATTGTAACGAGGTACGAAGTAATGTTAATGCAGAAATTTCCAAAATTAAAAAAGGAAATATCGGAAAACGCAGAGTTCATTAGACAGAAAAAAGTTTTGCCGTCTATGAGAGCTTTGCAATTCGCAGGTGCTGCTGCAGAAGTAAACAATGCTAGAATATACAATTGTTGCTACCTACCTATGGATAGCGTACATTGTTTTTCAGAATCAATGTTTCTTTTGTTAGGCGGTACAGGAGTAGGATATTCTGTTCAGTTTCAACATGTTGAGAAGCTTCCAGAGATTATAAGACCTACAAAGACTAAAAGATTTTTGATTCAAGATAGTATTATTGGTTGGGCTGACGCAGTAAAAGTATTGATGAAGTCTTATTTTGGCAAAGGACCTAGACCTATTTTTGACTATAGGGATATTCGACCAAAAGGCGCTAGATTGATTACAGCTGGAGGTAAGGCACCTGGCCCTGAACCATTGAAAGTTTGTTTGTTCCATATAGAATCTATTCTTGAACGCAAACAAAATGGAGAGAAGCTTTCTACATTAGAAGTTCATGATATCATGTGCCACATTGCTAATAGCGTACTGTCAGGCGGAATTCGCCGTGCCGCTATGATTGCTTTGTTTAGCCATGATGATGAAGACATGTTGACTTGCAAATTTGGAAATTGGTGGGAGCTCAACGAACAACGTGGTAGGGCCAATAACTCTGCTGTTCTTGAGAGAGGTCAAATAAGCGAAGAAGAGTTTAAAGCACTTTGGAAAAAAGTAGAACTTAGCAATTCCGGAGAGCCTGGATTCTATTGGACTAAGAACTCCGAGTGGGGAACAAATCCATGTTGTGAAATTGCACTGAGACCTTATCAGTTCTGTAACCTTTGTGAAGTTAATGTATCTGATGTAGAAAGCGAAGAAGATCTTCAACAGAGAGTAAAGGTTGCTGCGTTTTTTGGTACCTTACAAGCCTCTTACAGTGACTTCCACTACCTTAGACCTATATGGCAAAAGACTACTGAGAAGGATGCTTTGCTGGGAATAGGCATGACTGGTATTGGTAGCGGAGAAATACTTAAGTATGATTTAGCTAAGGCAGCAGATGTAGCAAAAGAAGTAAATGCTTTCTACGCAGAAGAGATAGGAATTAATAAAGCAGCCAGGGTAACTTGTATAAAGCCTTCCGGAACTACTTCTTGTGTATTGGGTACAGCATCCGGCATCCATGCTTGGCATAATGATTATTATCTCAGAACTGTAAGGTTTAACAAGTCTGAAGATATTGCAAAATATCTGATGGAAAACCACCCTGAGATTTGTGAAGACGATCAGTTGAGGTCTCACGATACTTTGTGTGTAAGGATACCAATTAAAGCTCCAGAAAATTCCATACTCAGATCTGAAACTCCTATTGAGCTTCTTGAAAGGGTTAAGCACTTCTCCATGAATTGGATTAAAAGTGGACATAGGGCAGGGTACAATACCCACAATGTGTCTGCTACCGTATCAATCAGGGAAGATGAATGGGACACAGTTGGAAACTGGATGTGGGAAAACAGGAACCATTATAACGGGCTATCAGTTCTTCCTTATTGGGGAGGTACGTATGTACAGGCTCCTTTTGAAGATATCACAAAAGAAGAGTATGAAGAGAGAGTTAAACATTTAAGTTCTATAGATCTTACAAATGTTTTAGAAGAAGATGATACTGTTAACTTTGGTGCTATAGCAGCTTGTGCTGGGGGTGCCTGTGCTGTAGAGTAATGTCAAAATTACAAGAAAATATAGACTTTTACATAGATGAGCGGACTGGGTACATGGTACTCACCGCTCACTATTTATCACAAAAAGGAAAGTGTTGTGGTAATAAATGTAAAGAATGTCCCTATAATCCTAAATGGGAAAAAGGAAATAAAATTTTGTTGGAAAGTAAATAACTTTTATATTTGTTAAAAGTATTATCATGATTATATACATTATCTTTCTTATACTCAATCTTTTAGGAATGGGGTATCTTTTCTATGTAAATGAAAAACAGTACCAAATAAATAGAGAGTATCTAACAAATGCAATACTTGTCAATGCTTCTATGGAAATATTGAAAAAACAATTAGATAAACTCCAAGACCAAGTATTAGAACTAGAAGAAAAATTAAAAGAAGCTAAAAAATAAAAGGTTATGCAAGTAGGATCAATTGTAGAGTGTATAAAAGGACACCCAGATGTAATAGAAGAGGGACAATATTATACCGTAAGAGATATAAAAAACGGTGTATTTTTGTATGAAGTATCTCCTCCAGAACCGTACACTTCTTTTTTAAAAGAGAGGTTTAAAGAAGTACAGTCTCCAGATGAGGTAACAGAAATATTTTTTGAACTTTTAGCAGATCAATTAGAAAAATAAGTTATGTTGAGAGTAAACGTAAAAAAGTTGAACCCGCAAGCATTAATTCCAAGATATGCGAAACCTGGAGATGCTGGAATGGATCTATACGCTGTAGACGTAAAAGAACATTTTGATAGCTTTAGAAATGAAGCTACAAAAGTAATAGTCGATTCAGGATTAGCTTTTGAAATTCCTGAAGGGTATGTAGGATTGGTATTTCCTAGAAGCAGTGTACAAACTACTGGACTCCGTCTTAGTAATTGTGTAGGCGTAATTGATTCTGGATATAGAGGGTCTGTGAAAGCAGTTTTTGATTTGACGGATCCTACATTAGCCTATTATGAAAAAGGAGATAGGTTTGCTCAAATGATTATAATTCCATACCCTCAAGTTGCATTTATAGAAAAAGACACACTGTCTGAAACAGAAAGAGGGGACGGAGGATTTGGAAGTACAGGAAATTAGAATAAAATAAAGGTTATGAATGAAAAGCAATACGTAACGGTGGAAACACCGGATACGTTGAGGCAGATGGTAAAGCATATTAAGGAACATGACATTGTTGCTTTTGATACAGAAACCACGTCCCTCAATCCTAGAAAAGGAAAAATAATAGGAATATCGGTATCAGCAGAAGTTGGTGTAGGATATTATATGCCTACTATGGAATATAAAGAGGGAGAGCTTAGAGATAGTACTATCTATGGGGAAAGCTGTCATGACTTGGCAAAGAAAGTAATTAATTTATTGTGTACCAAGAAAATAATAGGACACAATCTGTCGTTTGATTCCAGGTTTGTAAAGTATTTTTATGGTATAGACATATCCCCATTCATACATGCCGATACTATATTACTAGTTCATACGGTGTCTGAAGAAGGTGCCGGAGAGGGTTTTGGAGGTTCTTTTGGATTGAAAGATATAGCTATAGCAATTCAATCTGAGTTAGGTCTTGACATGGAAAAGGAAGCTAATGAGGAGCAAGTTCTTCTAAAAGAATCTATAAAATCTAACGGAGGTACTACAACTAAAGAGAATTATGAAATATGGAAAGCAGATCTTCCTATTCTTTCTAAGTATGCATGTGCCGATACGGATCTTACTTTAAGAGTTTATAATTACTATTATCAGAAACTTGTAAAAGAAGGGCTAGAAAAATTCTTTTTTGAGGATGAAGTAATGCCTTTATATAAGGAAGTCACCATTCCAATGGAAAGTAACGGAGTAATGGTTGACGTAGATTTAATGAATTCTTCCAGAGAAGAGATTATAAAAGATCTAGAAACATATAAAAAGCTTGTTATATCAGAGCTTTTAAAAAATCCAGCAGTAAAAGAATGGGTTGTTGACAAAGCTCTTGAGAAGTATCCTCCCAGTCATAAAGGTACATATGCTCAAAAACTAGTCGAGCATTACAATCTCCCTTTACCTATTTCAGAGAAGTCAGGTAAATACTCCTTGACTGCTAAACTTATAAACGATCTTCCAGACTCTGATGTAAAGAACTACTTGTTGTCAGGTAATATAGATTTATTAGATGAAAAGGTACTTGTAAAAATCAGTGTCGGGTTATGGAAAGAGAGTCAGGAAGGAGACTTTTTTAACATACAATCAAAAGATCACTTAGGAAGTATTGCATTTGGTGTATTAGGATTCAGTCCTATATCAGCTACTGATAAAGGTAAGGATAAGTTTGATGATGAATTTATACAATCAATCTCAGATAAACATGAGTGGGCTAAGAATTTAAGAATATATAACAAACTTCTTAAAATCAAATCTACCTACATGGATAGATTTCTTGATAAAGTAGAAGATGGGCTATATTATTTTTATTATAAACAGCATGCTACAGTATCAGGTAGATATGGTTCTGATGCACAGCAGCTTCCTAGACCTAAAGAAGAAGGGGAAGAGGATCCTATAGTAATAAAATATACTAATATGATCAGAGGATTCTTTATATCTAAACCTGGAAACATTTTTATAGACTGCGACTACGAATCTCTTGAACCTAAAGTATTTTCTCACGTAGCAGATGATGAGGGTTTGAAAGATATTTTTAGGAATGGATGGGATTTTTACTCTACTATCGCTATAAAAACCGAGAAGCTAGACCAGTATTCTCCAGATAAGAAAGCCCCTAACTACCTAAAGAAGATGGCTAATAATGTAAGGCAGAAAGCTAAAGCATACTCTCTAGGTATTCCATACGGAATGGGAGCCTACGCTCTAGGTAAGAGCATAGATGTATCTACTGAAGAGGCAGAAGAATTGATAGACGGATATCTTAATGGGTTTCCTAATCTAAAAAAATGGATGGAAGCATCTAAACAGTTTGTAAAGAAAAACGGATATATAAAAACACAGGTAGGAAGAATTCGTCATTTACCAAAAGTTTCATATCTTTACGAGAAGTTTGGAGACAAGCTATTGGAATTTAAATTTCAAAGAAAGTTAGAAGAACAGCTTGATAAGGATACTGTTTTGAATATGGTTAGAGATTATAAGAATGGTTTAAATAACGGAATGAATTATCAAATCCAGAGTTTAGCAGCTTCTATTGTAAACCGTGCAGCAATTGAAATAAACAGAGAATTTAAAAGACAAGGAATAAAAGGACAGGTAATAGCCCAAATCCATGACCAATTAGTTATGGAGGTAGAAGAAAGCATGGCAGAAGAGGCTTCTAAGATTGTTAAAGATAGAATGGAAAACACTACTAGACTTTCTTTGGAGTTAGTAGCACCGCCAGCTTTGGCACATAACCTAAGGGATGGACATTAAAAAATAAAATATGAGTACATTAGTTGCATTACATGACAAAGTCGTCTTAAAAAAGATAGACGCAGAAGACAAGATGGTAGGAGGTATTATAGTACCTGATACAGGAAAAGAAAAGTCAAATTATTTTGAAGTAGTAGATCGTGGAGAAGGGATGTATAATCCTCATATGGGAAATTACTATCCCATGAAAGTAGAAGTTGGGGATATTGTAATAGTACCCAAAGCAGTAGTAACTCAAATTATAGTAGATCAAGAGGAGTACTATGTTTGCAGAGAAGTAGAAATTCTTTCAATTATTAAAGACTAATGGATATAGTATATTCTATAACAGGGTTTAAATGGGTTAAGAAAGATAATACTTTCTATGCTGAGGCAGATAAACTGCATCCTGATGGAGATTATAAGTGTACTTTTCCAAACGGTAGGAAAAAGTTTTATATTAAGAACCATAGGACAAAAGGATTTAGAAGGTTTATACTAAACAAAGAATATGATAACGTCTTACAATTTACAAGCGAAGACGGTATATTATGTAAAATACAAACAAAAACAAAATGATAAAGACAGAGTTTGGAACAGAATTAAAGAAAAAGATTCTAAGTGGAATTAATAAGATCAATGATAGTGTATCTTCTACATTAGGACCTGCTGGTAGGAATGTCATAATTAGAGATGCTGATGGATCAATTAAAGTAACTAAAGACGGCGTTACTGTAGCCAAGGCGTTTTCTAAATTAGAAGACCCGGTAGAAGATATTGGAGCTCAAATGGTAAAACAAGTCTCTATTAAGTCTGCAGATAAAGCAGGAGACGGTACAACAACTTCTACGTTGTTAGCAGCTGTAATGATCAATGATGGAATGAAAGCCATTACCCAAGGCTCTAATGCAGTAGAAGTTAAAAAGGGTATCGATAAAGCAGTAGCAAAGGTAGTAGAAGGATTAAAGTCTATTTCAAAAGATATCTCATCCGAGGAACAAATAAAACAAGTAGCAACAATATCAGCTAACAACGATCCTGAAATAGGAACACTAATTGCTACGGCTTTGGATAAAGTTGGTACAGACGGTGTAGTCGCTATCGAAGAGTCTAAAACAGGAGAAACTACTTTAGAAGTCGTTGAAGGTATGATGTTTGAAAGAGGATTCAAATCTCCATATTTTGTTACAGACAACACTACTATGCAAACTGTTTTTGAAAAGCCTCTTATCTTTTTATATGATGGCAGATTGAGCAGTACAGCACATGTACTTCCTGTGCTGCAAGCAGCGCATTCTGAAAACCTGCCTCTTTTAATTATTGCAGAGGATGTAGAAAACGAAGCTTTAGCATTACTTGTAGTAAACAAAGCCAATAATACTATTAAAGTCTGTGCTGTAAAAGCTCCTGACTTTGGAGATAGAAGAACTGCTATACTAGAAGACATTGCTATTCTTACTGGAGCAACTGTAGTGTCTCCAACTAAAGGGCATAAGGTAGATAAGATGAAGCCTGATGAATTCAAAGCAATGTTTGGTAAGTCTCGTGTCGTAAACATAACAAGTAAAGACACAACTATTATTGATGGAAAAGGTGAGATTGAAAAGATAGAACAAAGATTATCTGACTTAAAAGCACAAATAGAAATAGCTAAGTCTAATTTTGAAGTAGAGAAACTTCAAGAGAGATTGTCAAAGCTTACTGGAGGCGTTGCTATAATTAATGTTGGAGGTTTGAGTGAGGTAGAAATGAGAGAGAAGAAAGATCGTGTTGACGATGCTTTACACGCAACCAAAGCGGCTTTAGATCAAGGTATTGTGCCTGGAGGGGGTATGGCTTTAATTAACTGTAAAGAGTTTATTGAGGGGGCTTATTTTGAGTGTGATAATGCTGATCAAGAGCTAGGAGTTGGTATAGTAGAGAAAGCTCTTTCGGCCCCATTTAAAAAGATACTTTATAATGCCGGAATAGAAAATGTTTACGAACTTCTTAGTCTAATAGACAAAAGGTGTAGTGATGAAGAAGATAACAAAGAGTGGATTGGATATAATGCCAAGTCTGGTGAAGTAGAGAATTTCCTTTCTAGTGGCATTCTTGATCCAACTAAGATCACAAGGACTGCTATAGAAAATGCAGCAAGCGTAGCAGGAACTATCCTTACTACAGAATCAACTGTATATTTTGTAGGAGATG